CCGGGCGTCGACGGACCAGTTGTACTGCGTGCTGAACAAGGCGTTCTCGTAATGTTTACCATAGGCCCAACCTTCTACAGCGGTATCGGTGTCGTTGGCGACCACCTACCGGGGGACGGACTCACCACACCCGCTGCATGGGGGGCACCGTAATGTTCAGTGTCGGGCCTTCTTTCTTTGGTGGCGGTGACCTTCGCATTCCCGCCGGCTTCCTTCGAGACTCGCTGGGTTTCTACACGTTCTACGTCAACCCTCCGGGCACTTTGGCCACGCGGCAATCCACGGTGACCAAGTTTTCTGGGGGTAGTTCGCTGTTCGGGTACACCCTAGACGACGCATACATATGCTCCACGACTTCCCAGCCGGGGTTCGACACCGCGCGGCTCAACGTCGGAACCGGCGACTTCACGATTGAAGCCCGTGTCTATCCGACATCCTTCGGTGGTGGCCAAGTTCTTTTAGGCCTCAGTAAGTCAAACCCCGGCCCGGATTATTCTTGGTATCTCGGCATATTCACCACCGGTACACTGTGGTTCTCCTGCAACGGCGGCGCGGGGTTGGACTTCAAAAGTTCTAATGCGCTGACGCTCAACCAGTGGAACGACGTGGGTCTCAGTAGGAGCGGGACGACGTGGACGATGTACGTGAACGGCACTTCCACGCCAACAACGTCATCGCAGTCACTGGACGCGGCCATTCGTGTCGTCAGGGCGGGGCGGCAGTTTTACGGGTATATGGACCACCTTCGACTCTCGAACATAGCACGTCCGCTGGGTGTGTCCCCGGGCTTCTACGACGTCAGCGACCCGAACGCAATCTTGATCCTTGAGTTCGACGACACTTGACCCAACCCGAGACCACCATGCATGCAGCCCGACCACACACCACTGAATCCACCATCGGAAGACGACTTGACGCGCTTCGCACGCAGATTGGATAACGCATGGCAGATGACCTCCTACCCCACCGTGTGCAACGCCTGGAAGCGGGCATTGATCGGCTGGCCGACGCCGTTGACCAGCAAGGGCGCAAGATGGATGACAAGTTGGACTCCATCGGCCAAAGCATCAGCTTGCTGGTGCGGATTGACGAGCGGCAGGTCGCCATTTCTGAACGGTTGCAGTTAGGGGCGGCCACCATGCAGAAGCATGAAGAGCGCCTCAACAAGATCGAGACGGTGCTGCCCGGGCTCAAGGAGCTGCGGCAGTACGTCATGATGGGCATTGTGGCCGGCGTCGGGATGATCGCCGCTGCCGTTTTGAAGCTCGTGGTGTTCGTGTGACGCGCCAGTGGAGAATCACGGACTTGGTGGTTGACCACCGCACGGGGAAGCTGCGCGAGTCGGCCGTCTGGTCAAATATCGGCAAGGCGTCTATGACGTGGGCGTTTGTGCACACCGTCGCGAGCGGGCATAGCTCTGAGTGGCTGTGGATTGCGTACGGCGGGATCGTAGTGGCGCACGCCAGTGTGGAGCGTGTGCTGGGGCAGAGGCAGCAAAGCCTCGACAACAAGAAGGAGGTCGACAGTGCGCACCAGTGATTCAGGACTTGAGTTCATCCGGCACCACGAGGGACTGGAGACGAAGGCGTACCCTGACCCCGGCTCCAGCGACGGCCACCCATGGACCATCGGCGTTGGCCACACGCGCGGCGTCAAGAAGGGCGACACGTGCACGGTCGAGCAGGCCATGGAGTGGCTGCGCGAGGACGTACGCGACGCGGAAGCCGCGGTGCTGCGCCTTGTCAAGGTGCCGCTATCACAAGACCAGTTCGACGCGTTGGTGTCGTTCGTGTTCAACGTGGGGGCCGGCGCGCTGGAGAAGTCCACGCTGCTGCGCATGCTGAACTCGGGCGACTACTTCGGTGCAGCCGTGCAGTTCGAGCGGTGGAACAAGAATGACGGCCGGGTCATGGCCGGGCTGACACGCCGGCGCAAGGAAGAACGCGACCTGTTCGAGGTCGGACACGCATGATGCTCAGCCTCGTACCGTGGCCCTACAAGATCCTGGCTGCTGCGCTGCTCGTTGCAGCGCTGGTTGCGTTCGGCTTCGTCAAGGGGGTACAGTACGAGGGTGACAAGGCCGATGTGCGGCAGGCCGCCCAGGAGAAAGCCGCCATGCAGGCGCATCTGGCCGCCACACAGCGCGGGCTCAACATCATGTCGGATGCCCTGGTCCTGGAAGGAGTCAAGAATGCACAGCTATCGGATGTGGATCGCCGTCTCAACGCTGCTCTTGGCGAGCTGCGCAAGCGCCCCGATCGTCCAGCCCCCAGCGCCAACCCCGGAGATCCCCCCGCTTGTGTTGGAGCTACCGGCGCGCAACTGGCAGCAGGAGATGCAGAATTTCTTGAGAGGTACGCTGCCGACGCAGCTCGACTACACGTTGCCGCCGAAACCTGCAAAGCCAGGTACGAAGCCTTGAGGCAGCGCCTCAACGGGAGATAACATGCCGCTGCAAAAACTTCAATTCCGGCCCGGTATCAACCGCGACGCCACGTCGTTGGCCACAGAAGGTGGTTGGTACGCGTGCAACAAAGTGCGCTTCCGCTCCGGCTTTCCTGAAAAGATCGGCGGCTGGACGCGCATCTCAACCGCTGCGTACCTGGGCATCTGTCGCTCGCTGGCCGTTTGGCGCATTCTCATTGGCGCAATCTACACCGGTGTCGGCACGCACCTCAAGATGTACGTGGAGGCCGGCGGGGACTACAACGACATCACGCCTATCCGCGACAACGAAGTCGTGGCCACCAACGCGTTCACAACCACGAACGGCTCCAGTGTCGTCGAGGTCAACGATGTCGCTCACGGCGCCGTCTCTGGAGCGTACGTGCTTATTTCTGCGTCCGGTGGTGCCGTCGGCGGTATCGCAGCGTCCGCGTTCGAGGGCGAGTTCGAGATCACGTATGTGGACGATGACAATTACACCATCGTTGTACCGGCGACAGCCACGTCCGACGCCACGGGCGGCAGCGCCACGTTTGACTACTTGCTTAACCCCGGCCTGGAGTACGCGACGTTTGCCTACGGCTGGGGGTCTGCTGCATTTGGTGACTACGCCTGGGGCACCGGGTACTCGGTCGAAATCCGCGACTTGCGGATGTGGACGCAGGTCGTGTACGGGCAAAACCTCGTGTTCGGTCCCAAGCTCGGCAGCATCTACCAGTTCACGCCCAACGCAAACCCGGCAATATTCGATCGCGGCGTTCTGGTGTCTTCGCTCCCCGGCGCCACGTCCGTTCCGCTGTACCAGTTCCACATGCTGTTTGAGCAGTCCGCGCGCATTCTGGTCGTGTACGGCACGAACGCGTACGGTGACACGGTGTACAACCCGCTGCTTGTTCGATGGAGCGACACGGAGGACATCGTCAACTGGGCCCCCGCGATAACCAACCAGACCGGCGAGTACACGCTGCCGTCCGGGTCGGCAATCGTCACCGCCGTGCACACACGCCAAGAGATCGTGATCCTGACCGATACCGCCGTGTTCACCCAGCAGTACGTCGGCGCTCCGTTCGTCTTCAGCTTTGTGCAACAAGCGGACAACATCTCGATCATGGGGCCGAACGCGGCCATCTCGATCAACGGCGTGGTTTACTGGATGGGGCGCGAGAAGTTCTACGCGTTCGACGGGCGTGTCCAGACACTGGAGTGCACGCTGCTGGACCACGTGTACGACAACATCAACCTGCTGCAGGGCTTGCAGGTGGTGGCGGGTACGAACGAGGGCTTCGATGAAGTCTGGTGGCACTACTGCAGCGCGGATGCGCTTTTGCCGGACCAATACGTGATCTATAACTACACGCTGCGCGTCTGGTACTACGGAACCATGTCTCGCACCGCGTGGATCGACTCCCCGCTGAAAGCATCGCCCCTAGCCGCTACGATAGTCAACAACCTGGTGCTGCACGAAGACGGCGTGGATGACGTGGAGACCGTCAGCAGCCAGCCGATCGACGCCTACATCGAGTCCTCGGACTTTGACATCGGTGACGGGCACAACTTTGGCTTCGTTCGCAGCATCCTGCCGGACCTGACTTTTACCGGCTCGACGGCGATCACACCTGCGGTGACCATGACAACGCAGACCCGGAACGCGCCAGGCGCCCCGCTGAACGCGGACACGGACGAGACGGTCTCCCGCACGTCAACGGTCGTTGTGGAGCAGTGGACTCCGCAGGTTTTCATGCGCGCGCGGGGGCGGCAGATGCGGTACAAGATTGCGTCGGACACGTTGGGGGTTCAGTGGAAAATTGGCACGCCGCGTATGGACGTCCGGCCCGACGGACGTAGGAGCTGACATGGCCCTGCGTGCACCGCGACTCAGCCAGGCCCCTGCGGAGTACGAGCGCCGCTTCTTGGACACGCTCGTGTCGGAACTTGTGGCGTATTTCAATCGCGCCAACGCGCCGTACCCGCACAACGCCAGCACGCTAAACATCAACATTGACACGTTGCCCACCGAAGCCGTCCTTGCTACACTACGCTCCGGCGACGTCTACAGGGACACGACTGCATCAAACGTGTTGAAAATCAAACCGTAAGAGGTCCCTATGAGTCTCGCAAAAATCGCATCGGCCAAGCGCAAGCGCAAGTTCTACGACGGCGGTCAAGCAGACCCCGAAGGTCAAGCAGATGCTTCGCGCGCGGACGGCTCCCCGAGCGTAGGTGGGTTCAACCCGGACGGCGGATGGTCCGCCAACGATTCCGCGCAGTTCGGTACCCCGGAAGCCCCGGTGTCTGTCGGCGCCACAGGCCCGGCCTTTTCCGAGTACAGCGCCCCCGGTCCAAGTACCGGCGTCTATGGCGGCTCCGTTCAGTACAACGGCGAGACGATTGCCGGCGGCGCGCAGCGCACGGATGTCGGAAACCTCATTGACCGTCTTGGCAACATGAGCCCTTCACAGCGCGCAGGGTTGTCCGCCCTCCCCGGCGCTGGCTTGGCCACGCTTGGTCTGGGCTTGGCTGACAGGATGGGTCTTGGGTGGACCGGCGGAAACAACGTGCGCGGCAGCGGCACGGCGAGGGAGTACAACGACGGGCGTGAAGGTAGCATGGGCTCCGGCTTGGCCTCGGATGCCGCGGCCAACCCCTTCGGGTCCTCCGCCCCTACGCAAACCACACCCACCGCGCCGGCCGACGCTGGCATGCGCAAGTACG